AAAGCTCTAGCGACATAAACCAATTTGTATGGATATGACTTTACCTACCTGGATTTACCAGGGCAGGGTCTTCAACGATATATTAGACTTCCCCAATGACACTTATGGATTTATCTATGAGGTAACCCATAAGCCTACCGGCCAAAAGTACATTGGCAAAAAAGTCCTATTCTTTGAACGAAATAAAAGACTTGGTAAAAAAGCTCTAGAAGAATTACGACTAGAAAGGAAAGCCAAAGGAATAGGAGGACGAGTTCCTCTTAAACAGAAAGTAGTGACAGAATCAGATTGGAAAGAATATTACGGCTCTCATCCTACAATTAAAAAATTAGTTAGTGAGTCAAAAGACCTCAGAAAAGATTTTGAACGTAAAATACTAGACTTAGTCCCCAATAAGAAGCTTTTAACTTATTATGAATGTAAGCACCTATTTATAAATGACGTCCTAGAGACTTATAGTCATCAGTATATCAATGACAACATTCTAGGAAAGTTTTATAGAAAAGACTTTAATAATGATTAGAATAAAAGAACTTATCGGCCTCCCTTCACTACAGTATCATATAGACAATGGTCTCACATTACATGAGAATGTCTACCGTTATAACTCTGAAGCGTTTATACAATTATTTGCTGAAGCAAGAGACGCTTGGAGAGACGGTTATATTACGTTAAATGAAGAGGACGAAAAGCTTTTAGAAACTACTGATATAGGAGAGTATGGAGAGTACAATGGTATGAAAGTACCTTTAGATCTTCCAATGGTATCTCCTAAATATAACGCATTATTTGAAATAGGCTGTGCAATCGATGAAATGATTGAAAACGAGGAAACAATTGACGAAGCTCTTTCCATAGAAGAAATGATTGACTATGAGTTAGTAAAAGAGTTAGTTGAATCGATTGGCGGTACTATTGATATGGATAAATTCAGAAAAGCAGTTCAAGTTCATAATGAAACATTTGACTATTCTGGATTTGATCTTCTTAAAGCCTCTGTAGATTATATTCCTGAAGCGGAATATCAAGGTAAAAAAGTACAGCTTAATAAACCTAAAAGAGGAGGCTCCAAAAAATTCTATGTTTACGTTAAGAACCCTAAAACAGGAAACGTAAAAAAAGTATCATTTGGTGATACCGGTCTTTCAGTTAAGTTAAAACAGAGAGGAGCTAGAGCATCTTTCGCAGCTCGTCATAAATGTGCTCAAAAGAAAGATAAAACAAAAGCAGGTTATTGGTCATGTAATATTGGCCGTTATTGGAAATCATTAGGTGGCGGATCAAACTTCTCAGGTTACTGGTAGACCTTATTCTGAAAAAAAGAAAGACGGTTACATAATTAGAGAGTTCTCTCAAGACACTCCTTCATTTGAATTTGTATGGCATAGAGATAAAGAAGATCGTATAGTTCAAGCTATGCACGATACAGATTGGCTATTTCAATTAGACAACGAGGTCCCACTAAGATTATCAGAAAACAAACTATTTATACCAAAAGAGACATATCACCGTATAATAAAAGGAACTGGTGATTTAGTTGTAAAAATATGGCAAAAGGATTAACTTTAGGAAATTACGTAGACAAACCTAAAAAGAAAAGACCAGGCGTTCATGCAAAGTCTAAAACGTCAAAGTTAAAAAGTTCAAGGAACTATAAAAAACTATATAGAGGACAAGGCAAATGAAACTAAGTAATATAATATTAGAAGACGATTTTTACGGTAAGTTTAAAACTGAAGCTCAAGATTTAAAAAATGAAATGAGAGATACTTACAATCGTGATGATATATATGTTACTATAGTACAGCATTCTAATGGTGATAAAGCTATCGGTAAGGTATCTATTAGAACCCAAGAAGCTATTAGACCATCAGAATATCAAAATATGAAAAACTTTTTGGAAGCAAAAGGTTTTGAAGTAACCGGTGGAGCAAATTTCTACGAACGAGAAGATGAAAGAGAAATTTTTCCTGATATAAAATTTGAATTCAAAATATGAAACTATCAAAAATTATATTAGAAAATAAAAAGTACGTCGTAAAAGAAGAGCTTAACCTATCTGACGAACATATCGTAAAGTTGGCAAAAGCTATTACAGACAAACTTGAAGATTATCTAGACATAGATAACAGAACTCTTTTATTTCAATCAGTTTCTGCAGCGATTGGAGATCTTGTACAAAATAACGAACTATAAGTTGTTAATTAAAAAATAAGTTCTTATCTTATCTATTAAGATACGGACTGGTTATATGGATTATACTTTCCTTTTAGGATCCATTGAAAATATATTAGGCAAAAGCCATAAGAGAGCTAGAGACAACTATGCTTTCCACTGCCCTTTTTGTAATCATCGCAAACCTAAATTAGAGATCAATATGGCAACCAACGAAGAGGGTAAAAACTTCTGGGAATGTTGGGTATGCCAAACTCGAGGACAGTCTATAAGGTCTTTACTTAAACAATTAAAAACCCCACGAGAGCAAGCAGCTGACATATTAAAGTACCTACCTAAAGGCACAACAATAGAGTACAAAGGACTATCTATAATAGAACTCCCGAAAGAGTACCAACCGCTACATTCGGCATCCTCTACTTCGGTTGTTGCTAACCTAGTAAAAAAATACCTATATGAGAGAGGACTTACCGATAATGATTTTATTAAATATAGGATTGGATACGCAACAACTGGAGAGTATGGAGGAAGAGTTATTATCCCAAGTTTTTCTGAATCCAACTCACTCAATTTCTTTGTTGCACGATCTTATGATGGCAACTATTTTAAGTACAAAAATCCAGAAGCAAGTAAAGACATAATATTTTTTGAAAACTTAATTAATTGGAATCAACCAATTATTTTATGTGAAGGAGTATTTGATGCTATGGCAATACGTCGAAACGCTATTCCTATATTAGGAAAGAGTATCTCTACATCACTCTATAAAAAAATAATTACTAGTAACGTACAAGACATTTATATTGCATTAGATACAGATGCAAGAGATAAAGCTCTCGAAATAGGAGAAAAGTTTTTAAACCAAGGTAAAAGAGTATTTCTAATAAACCTTCCAGACAAAGATCCATCTGAAATGGGCTTCAAAGCTTTTACCGAACATATACAAATAGCAGAAGAATTAGACCTTAGTGGTATAATGCTGCACAAATTAGACCTATGATAAAACAAGGTATGAATATTCTCGAACAAAACGAGAAGAAAAGACTTGATTTTAATCCAGAATTAAAACAGATAAATTTTTTAGACCGTAGAGTCTATAAGAGAGGCGAAGGAGTATACTACCCGTCCGTAACCACTATACTCCAGTATATGCCCAAAAATAAGTTCTTCGAAACATGGATGAAGGACGTTGGGCATAACGCCGATCTTATCATGCGTAAGGCAGGTAAAGAAGGTACTCAAGTACATGAAGCTTGTGAAAAGCTTGTACTTGGAGAAGAGGTATCTTGGATGGACGATTACGGTAATGCCAAGTACTCTCAGATAGTTTGGGAAATGATCCTAAAGTTCTACGACTTTTGGCGTACTTATAAACCTGAACTAATTTCTACTGAAGACTTTGTTTGGTCTGATGTACATAAGTATGCAGGAACAGCTGATTTAGTTGTCAAAATGGACGGAGAAGTTTGGTTGCTAGATTTAAAAACTTCAAATAGTCTTCATAAATCTTACGACTTACAGCTTGCTTCTTATGCAAAAGCATTAGAAGAATGTAAAGGTATTAAAATACAACGTACAGGTATTATTTGGCTTAAAGCTAATACAAGATCTGCTTCTAAGAAAAAAGGCGTATACCAAGGTAAAGGCTGGCAGATTAAAGTTATAGATGAAATAGATAAAAACTTTGAACTCTTTCAGATGATATACAAGTTATACACTTTAGAGAACCCTACCACAGAACCTATTTATAATAGTTACCCTACGACTTTAAAACTATGAAAAAACTTTGTATCTTAGCGTTATTTTTCGTATCTTTAAGTAGTTGCAGTACGTATACTATTGCACGCTATGAAGTAGAAAATATTTTAGCAGTTACAAAAGACGGAGATACTGTACAAGTTCCTCTTTCACAAATTAGAAATAACTATGGGTACAATTATTACAACGATTGGCAGTTTTATTACGGAACAAACTGGTACAGCTGGAACCACCTTAATTTTAGATACCCCTACTACAGCGGCTTCTATAGAAACTTCCGCTATTATAGTAACCCTATTTACTACTATCGTTCTCCTATTTATTATAATAGACATAAAGAAACTAAATATCGTCAAAAAATTAAAGTAAGAGGAAGTAGATATGAAACTAACAACAATTATCCTAGAAGCACGCAACCGACCCAAACTCGTAGTGATGGCAGGCGGAGCAGGAGCGGGGAAGTCTTATCTTCTCAATCAACTCGACCTAGGGTCTCTACACCTAGTCAACCCAGACAAATACGTGGAGGATCCCAACAGCCCCGCATACAACAAACTCAGCCCAGGAGTCGCTCTAGCCAACAAGGAAGCAGAGGCTCTGGGAGATGATAAAACTAGCTTTGTATGGGATACAACGGCTTCTAATCCTGCTAAGGTAAAATTATTCTTAGACAAAGGGTATGATGTTTATATGGTAATGGTTTACACTCACCCCGTGATAGCATTTATATCTAATGCAAAACGTCAAAGACGTGTTCCTTCTTCTGCTGTATTTTCAACCTGGAATAATGTCTACAATCTTATAGACGACTATAATAAAATGTTAAAAGGTAACCTTTCTATTTTTATAAACGATAGAGGAGGAGAGTTTAAACAATATATTAAAGAGTTCGACACTGCAGCAAAAAATGGTGCAGCTGGTATCTCTGACTACTTAGAAAAACTTACAGATAAACTTGGACTTGAGAAGGGTTCTACTTTTAGAGATCCTTATGAAATGTCTGATCAAGAAGAACAAGAGTTTTACAAAGCTGTAAAAAATATAGACTACGATACTGAAGATTATAGTGAAGATAGAGCTTTAAGAAAATACTTTACCGATTGGTATAGAAAAAACGGAGTAGGTCCTGGAGATGAAAAAATGGAAAAGAAACTTGCTTCCCACCGTAGAGAAAAAGAAAATGCAGCTGCAAGAAACAAAAAGACTTTAGATAGTATTGCTGATGATCTATATGATCCTCTCTTTCAACAAAAACTTATACACTCTACTCCAGCTGAAATAGATAAAAAACTACAAAACTTTTTGTCATAATGGCTACAGCACTTTATCCAGGAGCTTATAAACCCCCTCATAGAGGTCATTTTGAAGTTGTAAAAAAGCTTTTAAATGGTTCTCATAAAGGTAAAGTGTATAACTTATCTAACTACAAAGAAGTAGGTGCAGACGCTCTTAGAGAAGATGATACAGCAGTAGAACCAATAAGAAAAGTAGTAGTTTTTATAGGAGGAGGAGAACGTAACGGTATTACGGCTGAAGAATCAAAAGCCGTTTGGGATATTTATAGTAAATACCTACCAGGAGTAGAAGTTATTATAGGAGAAAAAAATCCTATGATGGCAGCTAAAGAATACGCTAAGTCTAATCCTGACGAGCATTTTTACGCTGTAACAGGAATACGAAGTGAAGAAGATTTAGGAGATCTTAGACGTATATCTACATTCAAGAATAGACCTAATGTTGAAGGTTTAATCATCGGAGGAGATGAAGGAGGAACAAGAGCTACTGATTTTAGAAAAGCACTTCTGTCTGGCAACTTAGATCAAGTAACTGATTTTTTTCCTAAAGAGTTAAAGAGAGAAGAAATATTAAAAATAGTAAACATGTTAAAGAAGAGTATTATATCCGAAGTAATGAAAGACAAAATGGACGATCTCTTTGATTCATGGTTTAGAGAAGACATTACAGAAGGTTCTTCCGGTGCTCCTGTAGCCCCCCGTTCTGTAATTAGGTCAGAAGATAGAGAAAAACTTATCACACTTTACAATAGAATTAGAAATCAAGTAGAATCAGCTGGAGTAAAGGTTACTTTTGAAGATGACCACATTAGAGTAGGATTAAAAGATGAAGGAGAAAGAAGAGGATTTGACTATACTCCATACATGGCGTCTATTTTGGAATATATGCTTGACGAAGGTATGAATATACAGCCGCTACCTGAAGTTAAAATAAGAAAAGACTTGGCTGAATCTGAACAATTTTTTGGTAGAACAGCATACTACGATCCTAACGAAAATACAATCGTATTATACACTCAAGGAAGACACCCTAAAGATGTAATGAGATCATTTACTCATGAAATGGTTCACCATATTCAGAACCTTGAAGGAAGGATGGGTAACATACAAACTTCCAACACAAATGAATCAGACGCTCTCTTAGAGCTTGAAAAAGAAGCCTACTTAGTAGGAAATATAACCTTCCGCAATTGGGAAGATAAAACAAAAAACGGTTATGGAATCACTTAAGGAATTACTAAAAGAAGGATATCCTCTCAAAGAGGAAAAACCAACCCCACCTTATAAGATATACTGTGATATGGACGGGGTGCTAACAGATTTCGAATCACGATTCGAACACTTTGCAGGTATGTCTCCTAAAGAATACGAAGGGAAAAACGGAACACCAGCTTTCTGGAATCTTATAGATGTAGAAGTCGGAATAAGATTTTGGGTAGGAATGCCCTGGATGCCAGAAGGTAGAAGACTCTGGAATTTTATCGCACCCTACAGACCAGACCTTTTGACCTCTCCTTCAAGAGATAATAACTCTAGATTAGGAAAAAATTTATGGGTCAAAAATAACTTAAATCCAAAACCAAAAGTAATATTTGCATATTCAGCAGACAAACAAAGATATGCAAATGAAAATTCGATATTAATAGACGATAAAAAATCAAACATTGACCAATGGGCATCCAAAGGTGGGATAGCTATTCGATGCAAAGACGGGGATGTAAATCATGTTATACAAAAATTACAAGAGTTAGGTTATGAGTGAATCACTTCTCAAAAAAGAATTTAAAGAAAGTGATATTCAAAGAGTTCGAAATATAGTTAATAAAGATTTTACATCAAAAACTAAATCTCAAACTGGATATCAAAAAGCATACCAACGTTATATAGAAGGAGATATATGGGAAGAGTCTGGGAAAACTTGGACTATAAAAAACGGTATTAAGCAAAATATAACCAAATTAGATGCTGCTAAAAAAGCAGTACGTACTCCTTTGACCTGTCCCAAATGCGGCGGTCCAATGAAACATCATCTTGCAAAAAAAATGTATAAAATACATGGCTTTTGTTTTGATCCATGTACGGTAGAAATGGAAGCTGATTTACGTAAAGCTGGATTATACCAAGCCTACGAAAAGAAGATGATGCAAGGTAACATCAAAGCTTTTGCTTCAGACATAGAACAGTGGGTAGATGATTATATTAACGCCGAAATGTCTTTTGTTACAGAACAAGGAGATGTAGAAGATTGGAAATCTAACGATAACATTAAAAAAAGAGTATTAGAAAATCTTAAAATGTATTTAGGGCACTTAAAAGAACATATGTAATATTTATATATAAACTTACTCCATGACCCAGAAAGAACTTCTTGAATCTTTATTGGATGAAATAAAGCATATTAAAACTCACATGCCTAATGGTGAGCTTAAACAAATGCAAAAAGATATGCAACATTTAAAAGAGGATCTTTCTGATATGAAATTCACTCTCCTAAACCCAGATAACGGAGTGATAGTAAATACAAATAAAAATACCGAGTATAGAATCTTTCAAGAAAGTAGGAGAAAAGAATACGATAACTATATTGCAGAACTTTCTGAACTACGAAACTGGAAAGCAGGAGTCAATAGAGCTCTTTGGATTATTTTTGGTATTATGGCCGGTATAATTATTAGAATGCTAATGATGCATTCAGATCAAATAGGTTAATATGACTAATCAAGATATTAAAAATATTACATCTGAGTCATTAAGAGACTGGTTTAAAAAAGAAAAATGGGTCCGCATATCTACATCTGGTGATATAGCAGGACCTTGCGGAACATCTAAAAATAAAAAGAACCCAGATCGCTGTCTACCAAAAGCTAAAGCACAATCTTTATCTAAAGCAGAAAGAGCAGCTACAGCTAGAAAGAAAAAGAAAGCAGGAGCTAAAGGAAAGACAGTAGTAGCAAATACAAAAAAAGCAAAAGTAACT